AGACGTCTTGGCGGTGCTCGCCGATGACGTTGGTGAGCCGGGCCAGCTGCCTGTCGCGCACCAGGGCCGCAATGATGCCCAGCCCGCTGCAGGTCTGGTCAAAGCGGATGGGGACGCCGCTCGACCTTTGGCCGCCGAGATAGCCAGAGATGGCCTTGGCCAGCTGCAAGAACTGCCAGGGGTCCTTGGCACCCTTCCACAGGTCCAGCTGGTCAAGGGGCGCCGCCGCGACGGCTTGAATCAGGGCGAGGTTGTCATGGCCCCAGGCCTGCCTCTCCGCCCAGCTGCGATTGCCTAGCCCGTAGTGCCCGGCCGCGGCCATGAGCATCTGCCTGAAGGCATCGTCATCCACCAGCTCCTGCCGGGCAAACGAGATCAGCGCTTTCTGGTGGTCGGGCCCTTGATGACCGGCAATTCGACTGGAGCAATAGAGACGCCCACGGAAGTCAAAGTCGTGTTCAAGCCAGATCGGGTAGGCCTTTACCTCCTCGGCCTGGCGTATCGCCTCCTCAATTCGCGCCCGCTGCGCCGCGCCGGCGTGCGCCTCCCAAGATTTCCACGGGTCACGCTGCACAGGAAACAACCCAGGGAGGTTGGAATCCCACGCCAACCGCTGCTGTTCAACCATCCATGGGTCGATCTGCAGCTGCTGCTGCTCAACGGTGTTGACAACCTCGATGGCGGTCTTGACCGACTTCGCCGTTATGTGGCTGAGGTCCATCGGCCGCCTGCTCGACACAAGCGCCTTCGGGCCGCGAACAACATCCGCCCAGGGCTCCGGTGGCAAAAGGGATGGAACCATCCGTATTGGTAACGGCCGCGGCGGGTTCAGCCCCACCACCTCCAGCGCGTCGTCTGTTGGCTCAACCAACGGCACACGGTCAGCGGTGAAGCGAATCAGGGTGGTGCTATTGGCGATGACCTCCAGCAGCAGCTGGCCCAGCTCTCGCCGCTCTTTCTGCGTCCACCCTTTCGGGTCCACATAAAGGGCGTTGAGGACGCGGTTGTCGATCACCTTGCGTCCGTACTTTTTCTTGAGCGTGTTCAACAGCACCACGCCCTTCTCTTGATACAGCCGGGTGGCCTTGATCTCGTCCTGCAGGGCCATGCCAATTCGCTTGGCGAGATCGGCCCGCCGCGGCCGGCGGCTAATGCCATCGATCACCACGCCCAAGGCGATGGCAGCAATCGAGCGCGGGCCACGATCGCAGAAGTGCAACAGAAGCGGCCATGCCCCCAAGTGCTTGCCCGCTGCGTGGGGGGTCTCGAGCAGCCGGGTGAGCATGGCCTCTAGGGCCACATTCACTGACTCTCCATATAGACGGAACAGCTCAGCGCCGTAACTGGTACAGCCTTCGCGACCGCTGGCAATCAGCTGGCGGTGGTTGTCCCTTGAGCGTTCAACGGCACGGCGCTCTTCCCTTTTCAGCCTCTGCCGATGCAGCAATTCCACAGGTGTGGACGCGCCATTTTTGGATTCCAACGTGCAGAGACTGGTGCTTTCAGCAGCAATTCCACCTCACCTGTGCACAGCATTTCCAGGGGCCATGGGCCGGCCTGTTGGCCTGGATTTCTCGAGTGCTCTGCACAGGTGCATGTGATCGCAGCGCTTTTTAAGTCCGCTGCGTATGCCAATTCCGCCATGCTCCCGCCTTGCGCTGCAAGGGATCTCAAGGATCCCGAGCAGAGCCACCGTCGGCAGACTGCGGATTTTCCCCGCAGAAAAACCTATCCGGTGGACGCAGGCACATTACAAGGGGTGCGGGCCTGCAGGCGCTCAAGCTGGAGGCGGTACCGGCGGGCGGCCAGCAAGGCCTCGGCGGCGACCTCGAACGGGTCAGCCCCGGACATCGCCAGCTCTCGTTTCAGCTCTCGTACCTCCCTCTGCGCGGTGGTCATTGAGACCTCCACTTACAACTGCGCAAACTGTAACTATCCGTTGCAGTCTCAGAAAACACAATTCATCCACAGGTGCGGTACAAACGGCAGAGGACTTCTGCCCGATGAAGAGAGAGCGCCTTCACCTGCCGGAGGACTTGAGCATCGAAACCGGCCCTGATTGGAATGGCCGCTACTACGTGGCCTACCGCAAGGGGTGCAGCATGTTCTTCCGCAATGTGGAAGCCATGCGCCAGTTCCTGGCACTGCCCCGCAACTCCGCGTCCAACGGCGCCCTCGATTCCTGGCTGGCTTCACTGCAGGCGGCTGACGAAGACAAGGCAGCAGCCAAGCAGGAGGCCAGCAAAGAAACCAGCTTCGACCCGTTGGCGCATGAAGATGACCCAGCGCTCAGCACCAAGATGATCATCTGAAGTAGCGCGATACTGAACAGAGACTTCGCCATTGCGCGCCATGGCTGACCTTTCCGAAGAACTGCAAGAGCTACACGCTTCCGTCGTTCGCACGATCAAGAATCGCGTCGAACTCGGCGGCGAAGCTGAGGACCTGCGGCTAGCCCTGCAGCTGCTCAAGCAGAACTCCATCACGGCCAGCCTGGCGGAAGCCGACACCCAGGCCATGAAGAGCAAGATGGCCGGCAAGCTCAACTTCTCCACCCTCCAGGAGAAGGTGGTGCCGATCAGGCCGCCCCAACCGGTGGACGCCGCACCCCTCCCCAAGCCCGCCCGCGAGCAGTCGGCTTGAAGCCCATCGCAAGCTGGTCAATACTGGCCCCTGCTTCATCAAGGAAGGCTTGCCGCGCCATCTCCTCGAGCTCTTCCTGACGGGTGGCCTGGGCCTTGCGTTGATCCTGGGCGGCGGCCTCAGTGAAGAACTGCAGCGCCAGCGCCAGCGCGTCGATCCGGTCGTCGTGCACCAGGGCCCCACGCTCAGTCGTGATGCGGCTCAGCTGGTACATCAGTGAGCGCTGGTGGCCGTTATCCGCGTTGCGCTCTGCATCGCGATAGTCCTTCCTGATCAGCTCGCTGCTGATCACCAACCGGTGTTGCTGCACGATCGGGGCGATCACATCCACGATGCGCCTCTCCTTCTGCATCGAGACCTTGATCGGCTCAATCGGGTTCGGGTGCACGCGGTTCATCACCGGTGCCAGCAAAGCCTCGAACATGCCGTCGCCAAAGTTGCTCTCAACCACGGTCTGGTTGACCCCCCAACGCCGGGCCCGATCAGCCAGCAACCGCAGCACCTCCTCGGCGTAGCCCTGAGTGGTGCCGCCGCTCTCAAGGACAAACAGGTTGCCGTTGAGCTCGGCCACCACCGCCCAGGCCAGTTCATCAGCGCCACGGCCTGATGGGTCAATCGACAGCACGCAGCGCCATGTCTCCTGCTGCGACACCCAGCCCTGGGTGAGCATCGGCCGGTGGTAGTAGCGGTCAGCGCCCAGGCCCACGCACATCAGGTCCTGAATCCGCTGGTCTGGCCCTGACGCCCAGCTCACCACCTCCGGCAATGCCTTGCCGTCCAGGTCCATCACGATCAGGTCACCCAGGCGGATCGGATAGCGATCCAGGGTGGACAGGCGGCAGTTCAACTGGAACTGCAGCTGCACCGATGCCCGGGTCATGGACATCTCACGGCGCAGCAGCTCGTCATGGCCAAAGCGCTCAGGGTCAGTCGGGTCCCCCGCCAGGCTGCTGTCCTCCTCCACCTCCGCTGCAATCAGCGGGTCGAGGCAGCCCTCGTAGCAATCCCACTCATCGTCCTGCGCTGGGTTGGGGTAACGGGCCGGCCAGAACCGCTGCTGGTAGTTCCTCTCCCGCCTCATTCGCAGGTAGAGGCTTGACTCCAGGTGAGGGGTGCCCAGGAAGATCGTCTGCTTTGGCAGTTCCCCCTCTACCTCCGGCTTTCTGATCGCCTCCAGTTCCGTAATGGCCGCGGCCAGTCGCTCTTGCTTCAGCGGCGTGATCGAGTTGGCCAGCGTCTCAATGTCGTCCGCGATCGCGCAGGTGCAGCGCTTGCCGGTCAGCGAGGGGGAGAGGATTCCCACAGCGCGGACACTCGGGCTCTGGTCAACGATGGCCGGCGCCACGTCCCACGCCTGCACCGAACTGCGCCCATCGCTCTCCGGTTGCAGGCACTGGAGGATGTCGATGTCGCGCACCAGGCGCATCATCCAGTTGCTGATCTCCACCGCCTTATCGGCCGTGGCCCCCACCAGCAGGATCTTCTCGCGGAAGGGGTCGCGCCGCAGCCGCCACAGCGCGTAGATGCCAGTCAGGGTGGACTTCCCGCATCCCCGGTAGGCGGTGATGATCTGCCGATCAGGGCCACCCTCGAGATAACGCAAGATGCCCAGCTGTTGCTTGGTCGGTGTATCCGCCAGGTTCAGCTCTCGCAGGATGTAACAGGCGAAATGCGCCAGCGGCTCCAACTCTTCAGGAAGCGGCTCCCAGTTCATTCCTGTTGCTCTTGCTGCATGGCTTGCAATGCCCGCAGTAATTGCGGGCGCTTGTCTTCAACTAGGTGCATCGAAGAGACGGTGCAACAGACCCAATAACGGCCCTGTTGCATCGTCACCCTGCAACAACCGTCCTCAAGCATGTCGACCGTCATCGACGGTTTCATCACTCGGCCACAAAGGCTTCATCCACGTCAGTGGTGGATGGGTCATCGCCGACGTACTCACCCTTCTTGTTGCGGGCACGTTTGGTGGGCTTGGCGTCTTCCTCTGCGCCGATGGCCGCGGCGACGACGGCTTCCTCAGGGGCACTGCCAACCAGGCCCAGGGCCAGGCGTTCGGTGTTGGTGAGGTAAGGCATTGCTGCACAAGTGAGATGTACTCATTGTGCTGCAGATGCAAGGAAGCCCTCACCATTCCGTAGAACGATGAGGGCTTCCCCCAACAACCACAACTGCGGGGACAGCACCCCGTCGTTGCAGTCGCAGTCAGCACCACCTGTTACTGCTCAAACAAGGCTAAGGCATGGACTTGTGGCGCGTCAGCTTTGCGCGGACGTTTTGCAAGCCATCCCAACCAGAGCAGAACACCACAGCCCAGAACGCTGCCACGAAAGTGAGCGCCAGGGCCTGCTGCCAGAAGGGCGTCACAGCGATGGCAATCACCACGGCCGCGGCGATCAACCAGCGCTGCTGACGTTTGCGCTGGCGGGCAGCGTGCTGCCTGGCCTTGAGCTGTTCCAGCCGGTGATGCAACGCAGCGACTTGCCCATCAGTCAGCTGACAGAACAGGTCGCTGCGAAAGACCGCATCAACCTGGTCAGCGCTCAGTTGGCTGATGCGCATTGGCTTCATTGCGTGGCTGCTGGGCTGTTGACGTCAGGCCTCCTCAAACTCCCGCATGGCGAGGGACTGCAACGCAACGCTGCCGGTGGATCGAACCATCCATGGGTTGAGGCGGTAGTAGGTCTCACCGGTCTTCGGGTCCTTGATGTGACGGACCAGGTGCTGCTTCTTAAGACGGGCGATGGCAGCCCGGGCCTCGTTGGGGGTGATCTGCAGCTGATTGGCTAAGGCGTTGGCCGTCAGCCGCACCTTGCCGCTGTAGGTGTCGGTGCCGGAGATCAGGGCAAAGATCACCGACGCATCACGGTGCATGAGCTCTCTGCTGGCAAAGAGCTCCATGAGCCGATCGATGTCCGTGAGTTGAACCATGACGAACGACGGTTTGCTGGTGGTGGTGGTCATTGGGGGTTGCTGGGACCTAGGCCCTAGGCCCCATGAACTGACAGTTCACTCCTAGGTAGTACCTAGGTGGTACAAGCGGCTGAGAACCCAGTCCCTGACTGGAAGTGGATTTCAGCCCAGTCATACCAAGGGATCTGCCAGGTGGAGTATGTGCTTCGGTGCACAGGCGCACAGTAACCACCTACTGCGCCCCTAGGCACCTACTCCGATCCCTCTGGATCTCTATTCCGCGGGCACGGGAAACCCCCGGAACAAGAACGCGGAATCCCAACCCACTGTGACAATCCGCCGCACCCACCCTCACCCACACATCCCTGCCTCACCCAACAAGCGGCTCCTTGCCCCACTGGGTTCCACCTCTGCACTGATCTAACCCCCCTCCCATTTCCGGGACTACGCAATCCCATCCACACCCTTTTCAGCTCGCTCAAGTTGTGTCGCCCCCGTTTTTGGGTCGCGCGATGTGGTGGCGCCGTTTTTGGGTCGCGCGATGTGATGGCGGGGCTGAAGCGCGCGCAGCCAGCGTTCCCCCCTATGCCCCCCTCTTTGCCCCTCTGCGGCCCGCTGAGGCCCGCGGTGGCAGGAGAGGGCGGTGCCTGCCCCTGAGGCGCCCTGCTGGGGCTGCTGGGGGCCGCTGGCGTGGGCCTGGCCAGCCGGCCCTGGTGGCAGGTGCTGAGCCCGGGTGAGCCCGGCTGTGCA